GGCAATGGTACAGTTTCAAATGTAGGAATATCAATCTTACGCTGCTGTACTTCTACACCTTCATTGATGCGCATTACATCTAGCGTGAGCTTGTTAATAGCATCATCAGGCGCACCTAACCAAATTAATAGTCTACGCAAGCCTTTGCTTACATTACGTCCTGGTTGCCAACTTGCTTTGTATCCACAGTTAAAGCAGTGATAGCTAACTGTATCGCCTTCTGAGATAAGTCCACCGCGCCCTCTAGTGTCAGCAGTGTTACCATTGTGATGACAGCAGGGCGCATTGAAGCTAGTCCACCCACTCGGAGTAGTCTTTCGCTTACTAGGCAAATATGCTGTTATGATGTCGGACACAATACTCATACTATTATTATAGCAGAGTATCGTAGAATGTCAATCAGTTTCTGACAAGTATCTTTGTAATTGTATCTGCAGGATCTGCTGTTGCAACAACTCGTATAAAACTATATACGCCATTAAAGTTTACTGGGACTGGCTCTGTTTCTGCTCCAGTAAAGGTTACTGTAGTAACATCTGCCCAATCCGTTGTGCCATTGACTTCATTTTCTAATGTAGCTTGTACTGTTATGTCTCCTACATATCCGTCAGTATAGATTGCAGCAGTATGTAATGCTTCGTTTCCGTTTATACCTGGCTGTGCATTTAGTGCTTCTGAATTCCAAACACTATTGTCTAATGTAAAGATTGATATGCTACGAGTCGTCGCCGGACCAGGGAATGCAGTTTCACTAACATAGATAGTACCGTTCATTCCAAAATTAGCATTTGAGTATGTTAGTGTTGGCAGTTCAGAAGTATTATCTACAAGATGTATGTTGTATGAAAGATACTGTTGATCAATGTTTAATAAGTCATTGTCTGTAACGGTAACTTTAAATAATCCTCTTGTAGGGGCACTATCGTCACCTGGGATTAGTTCTCCATCATGTTCGACTACTAACAATCTATTTTCATCAAATGCTTGAAACTTAGGTGTGTAGTTTGAAATGTCAATTGGCTTCTGATCAGCATTGAGTACTCTAAAGTCAAGTACATTATCAATGCCTCGATATACTGTTAATTGTCTTTGATACACTGGTCTGTACTCCGTGATGAATCCTGCGTCATTAGTTACAATGGTTGTTTTATTTGAGACTAAATATCTAGGTGTTAATTGCATCAAGTATTTATCGAGAAATATGTTATTAAAAGATATTGAACAGAACTTTCCATTTATTAGCGTAGTCACTTATGGTGGCAATGAATACGTCGGCGTCATTGCCAATCAAGATGCATATATAACCAGCATGTATATTTTCACTTCTCTAAAGACTGATGAAGAAAAAGAAGTGTTTTTAGAAATGGGCAATGTCTGGTGGTGGGAATCAAATAGGATGTTGCCCATTAATATATTCCTAATAAATGAAATGCAACAATTTAGTTACGCAATGATGACCATGAATAGCAAGGATGTTAAGGTAACAATAGGTCCTTGTGTTAATTTAAATGATTTAAACTTTAAACGTATCAAACGTAAAAGCGTACAACTTGTACGTAAAGCTAAGTAGAAAACTGCTCACACAATAAATTCATGTGTACAACACATGCCGTAGCGTAACTAACAGCATGCGCTTTCTTAAAGTAGTAACCTTCATCAGGTTTAATCCAAACTTCCTTCATTATTGTCTCCCAGCTTTCGTTCGCTAGGTGTCTCTTGGCTGGTCGAATTATCGCTAGTGTCGCTGCCAATTTCAATACCGAGTTGGGCTTCAAGACTTTTAAGAGTTGACTGTGCCCGTTTAGATGAAAGACTTTTTCGCTGAAGTCCTCGTGCTCCAGAAGTTGCCATAGGGGTTCCCTTTCCATTAGTTCTGTTAAATGTGATTCGTCCCTAACATCTTTGTATATGCTTACGTTAAGGAAGTCTAGTTTAAAGTAGCCACGTTCTTCTGCGGTCTTGTAGTCAACTGTGGCTAAGTTGTCTACAGGGTTGTGTGGAATCTCAGTTGCATAGACTCCAGTGTTGTGCTTCTTGTCTGTATCAAGTTTAGCAACACGATGCTTGAGCTGTGCAAGCACAATAGTTCTGTCAGCAAAGTCTATATCAATATCAGGCACTGGTTAACTTCCAATGTAGGTTACCTTGACTGGGACGAGTACCTACATACTCTTGCCCAGTCTCCATGTCTATCAGTTTATATTTTTCTGGACACTTTGTATAAACTACCAACTGCACAGGTGCTGATAATTCTTTTACTTCTGTGCCATCTTGCAATGTTCTAGTCAAGTTTACCTTCTTCTCTTAGTTTAGCTCGAATCTGTGTAGCACTAATATTATGTATCTCTTCTCCGAGGTCGTGCTGTGTAAATGTATATCCTACACCGCGTCCATAACTAATGTCTACAATGTTTGGAACTTCCATTATAATATAGTCTTCGTTATATGTAAAGCCTTCTTTTGCCAAACCTCTAATAATATTTTCTTTTACTGTTAGGAAGTCAAAAGGATTGTCGTCTTGCTTAGTAGTTCTTCCAGCGCCTGCATCAGAACCTACAATGCCGCCAACGTCACGTACCATAATAGCAACTTGACCTGTTTCCATAAATGCTTTTTTAAATAACGCTGTGTGGCCATCATGCCAAGGTTGCCAGCGGCCTAACATCTGTGTAGTAGGTTTTTGATTATCAAACATTTTGTCCCCAGTTTATTTTATTCCAAATTCGTTCGTGTACATAGTATAAAATTAAATTTACAAATACTTGTACGCTTGCAATTCCAGTTGCTGCTGCTAAGTTACCTGTTACTACATATGATATAGCAAAGGTTGCTAGAGATGCTAACGCTCTCCAAGTTAATGCTTTAACTACTGATCTTTTATTTGAGTCCATTATGTTTCATATATGAAGTTACAACTTTCATAAGTTGTTTATGTGTATCGTTAAACCATTGTGCAACGTGATAGTTGCATTTAGTAGTAGGTCTTTCAAACATTTTGTTAGTGTCTTCAAATCGGCCTTCTGCAATAGTGTCCATCCAAACTGTAAAGTCAGGTGCAAATTCTAAACGTGCTGCTTCTGTCGGACATACAAAATCTGCAACTGCAATTTTACCTGCTTTAACTACACCATCTGCTAGGAACTTCATACGCATTGCTTGTCGCATACGTCCTTCAGGTGTAAAATCCCAATCATTGTATTCCTTGCGCACTGCATCAGCGTTAAGCCAAACTCCGCCAATTAACTCTGCAAGTGGTTCGGCAAGAGTACTCTTCCCGCTGCCTGGAAGACCAAATATTAAGATTTTCATAAATTACTTTCCTTTGCAACATCTCTAACAAGTTGCACGTCATTAGTCTGTCTCTTGAATCTCACAGCCCAATGTTGTGGATCCATAATATTATATATTAGTCCTAGCTGCTCGTCATTAAATTTTCCGAGCATCTCTTTTCCGCTTTTGCAATTAAGCACAAGCCACGGACTAATCTTTCCATCTTTAATGTGCCATACTGCTCTATTCAAACTTACGTAATTAAAATAATGATTCCATACACTATTGTTTTCTTTTGCCCATTCAACCATTGTATTAACGCTACGCTCTAGCGCAGTTTCAACACCTTCTTTTTTAATTAAGTCAATAGCGTACGATTCATACATTTCTTCTCGACACCATTGGTCAAGTTTAACTCCGCTAGTTACAACATAATTAATATACTTCTCAGGATACAACGGCTTTACATTTGACACAAAGCTACCAAACTTTACAAATGCATTATAGTATTGACTTTTACAAAACTCTTCGTATGTCTTATCCTTCTTTGCTCCTGCACTTAATTTGTAGAATTGATTAAACGCAATGTACCCTAACTGAACACGCTTCTCGCCTTTTTGTAACGCCCTGCGCTTTTGTTCGCACATATGCACCATGAGAGTTTTCTCACGAGTATATCCTGTCTTACAATATTCGCAGACGTATGGTTTAGAGTTTGATGTCAATGTCGTGATCTTCTGCAAGTTGTTTGAGTTCTTTTTTAGTAGATATTCCAGCAAGTTGTTCAACCTCTTTCATTTTCATATTAGGATATACTTGAGATAACAATTTAATTGCTGCGTTATTGTTTGCATCCTTTTTCTTAAAACCAATATAAGGATGATATTCAATCTTGCCAGTTGCTCCGCTGGTACACAACAGTTGCCACATCAAATGAGGATGCCCGTTTTCTTTGCCAACGCCAATGTCGTTAAAATTTTTATTATAATATTCGTTAGTCTTAAAAACAGCAAGCTCTTGTTTTTCTCTGCTTCCTTGTACAGCACTAACATATCTATTCAACAACCAAAAGCTAACTTGTTTGCGTTCTTCGTCAGATAGTTCTTTCCAAACGCTTTTAGCGTTCATGTCAATTGCTGCAAGTATGTCTTTTATTGGGAGTTTTTCTTGTGCCATACGTCAACGTCCTCAGGTGAATTAATCTCTATACCATTAAAGTATACAGGATGTGTACCAATAGAGCAACCGTTTTTGAGCCAACGAAGTTGTTCTAATTGCTCAATACTTTCTTCAGCAGTAATGCTTAGTGTAGGATAACGCTCAAGTGCTTCACGACTATATCCGTATACACCTAAGTGGTGCTCGCCGTAAGTAAAGCCTCTACCAAACCATAGTGCTTGATTCTTTCCTAGTACCATTTTAACTGTGTTAGGATCTGACTTTAATTCAGGAGCCATATCAGTATGCACAGTTGTTACGTCTGCATACTTTAAACCGTATGCTACAGTTTCGATGATACGTGCAGTAATGTCTGGCATATCACCTTGTACATTTATAAAGTGCGTGTACTTGTCAAAGAAATCATTTTGTATTGCTCCTGCACATCTTTCTGTACCATTTGCATAGTCTGTTTGATCAATCCAACAGTTGCCTGCATTAAATAAATTAAAGATACGCTGATCGTCTGTGAGTACATAAACATCATATCCTGTTTTGCGACAGCGTTCGTACACTCTGCGTATCATAGGAATGTTGTCCAGTGCTGCTAACGGCTTTCCTGGAAAGCGGGTGCTACCATAACGTGCAGGAATTAGTATTGCTGTATTCATTTTAATACTCTACTGATTGCAACAATATCTTCTACTACACTTTCAAAGTCTTCTAGTCGCAACATATTAGGCCCATCACTGGGTGCATTGTCTGGTTCAGGATGTACTTCTAAAAAGAAATTCCTAATACCCAGAGCACATGCTGCACGAGCCAAGCCAGGAACATAATCGCGATTCCCGCCGCTGCTACTTCCGTTGCCGCCTGGTTTTTGTACACTGTGCGTGGCGTCCAGTACAATAGGACAATTAAAGTTATCAAGCATATAGTTAAGGCCGGTGAAATCAACAACCAAAGTATTATATCCAAAGCTAGTTCCCCTTTCTGTGATCCAAACTTCTTTAGCGTCTTCACACTTACTTAGTATACCTGCAACGTCCCACGGCGCAAGAAACTGTCCTTTTTTAATATTAACAATTTTATCTGTTTCACAAGCACGTTGAATCAAATCTGTTTGGCGACAAAGGAAAGCAGGAATCTGCAACACATCAACTGCGTCTGGATATGCTCCCATTGCATCAATTTGTCCTCTAGTGTGTACGTCAGTAAGAGTTTTTAAACCAGGAATTTCTTGCTTCATAATTTCAAAGTCTTGCATAGTTCTTGCAAGACCAAGGCCGCGCCTGCCGTTTACACTAGTACGATTTGCTTTGTCATAACTGGCTTTGAAGTAATATTCAATGCCGTACTTGCTGCAAACCCTTGCACAAGTTTCCGCAATTTCTATACTCTGCTCTAGTGTCTCGTGTTGACACGGTCCTGCAATAATTCTCATTTTTCGTCCTTTACTACGTAATACATTGTTACTAATTGATCTAATAACTTTTCTAATGTAGGATGTTCTTGAGCAAGCCTACATAAATCTTGCCAATCACTGTATGACAATAAATCACCTTGTGCCTTAGCTACTCCGGCAGGGTCGCCACCTACTATCCAACGCGGTATAGTATTGTGTGGAGGGTCACGATAACGAGCGTAGACAACACCGTCGCTACGCTCGTATATCAATGCTTCACCTGGAAGAAGTTTAGGCATCTTGTTTTGCGCTACTAAGGCAACCAAACACAATAGTAGCTACTGTGCCTACATAAGGCACAAGCACTGTTAGAATCCACCAAGTGTTAAGTCCAGCATCACGCAAACGTTTTACAGTTACAGCAAGCACTGCCCACAATGAACCAACAAGGGCAATTAATGCAACAAGGGCACCGAGTGCTCCTGCGCCTTCTAACATTGCCATAGCAAGAATTAATACTAGAATTGAAACAATATGTACTGCCCAATACTCTTGACGCTTTGCTATGCCGTTAAAATTAAAATATTCTTTCATCATTTTTTACTTTTACTTTCTACTTGAGTGCCTGAAGTGCGTCGTTTAATATCATTGTGATTAAACTCTGCCCAATACAATTCAAATGCAACGCCATCTTCGATGCCTTCAAACTGATGAATCTTACCCGGCTTAACTTGTGTAAATTCACCTGGGCCTAGGATAGTTTCATCAACTAACCCTTGATCGTCTTGCCATACACGTATAAGCATCTTGCCTGACTCAACAAAGAAGCCATTCCATTTAAATTCGTGTTCATGTTCTGAACATTTAAATCCTGCTTTGTATTCGATACGGTGAAATTCTAGTACGCCATTTGCGTGAATCAATTCCGTTGATCCCCAAATTTTGCCTGCTTTAATACTCATATTGTTTCCTTACATTAAATTCGTATAGTCGATCGTTTCACTTTGTCTACTAATATCTTTTACAAAGAATGCACACAAAGGATTTTTTCCTTCTGTAATAGGTACGCTTAAAAGTTGCCCGTTTTTCATTTTAGGAAAGTACCACTTAACATCATTATAAAAATTAATAACTCGTAGTGTTCCAAATTCAAACTTAAAACTCTTTAGAGGATTAAAAAGAAATGCTTCAAACCCTCTATCGTTAATTGAAGTAAGTGGTAATACTTCTAAGTCGTTTCCGCTAGTACTATCTCCAACTGCAATGTGCCAATCAACTGGCATCATTACTTCGTGTCCGTTAATCTCTAATACTATTGCAGGAGCACTAAAACTCTCTAAGAAAATAAGCGGAACGAAAAAGAAATCTGGTTCTTTAGGATCGCTATTATCTAATACGCTAAATCGCACATCCTCGTCTAGCTCATCAGGTAGATTGTTGAGCATAAAGCATTCATTATCTAATGTTAATATTTTCATTTAATTCCAGTCTATCTTTTCAATTGTAAATGGATACTGTGCTTCAGTATAAAATTTCTTACGCTGAGTCAAGTGTCGCTTCGCAAACTTACACGTTGATGTTAAGTCCCATATTTGTACGAAGTCTTTGTCCTTTGCCTTACGAACGCCTCTACCAATACTTTGAATTACTCTAACAAAACTTTTGCCAGGCTCAAGGAGCACAAGATTAAAGATACGAGGTATATTAAGCCCAACCGCCGCAACACCATACGTTGCTATAATAACTTCGTTAGTGCCTTCTCGGATTGTATCGTAGGTTTCCTTTCTGTCTTTTACTTTAACAGCACCACTAACAAATGTACTACCTGGAATCATTTCAGCTAATGCCTGTCCAGCACTAATTCTATCTACAAGAATAAGTGTGTTGCCTGTTTGCGATACCTTGTTCATCATCTTGCCAATGTATTCTAATCGTTCAGTATTAGTTGTTAGGTATTTTAATTCGCTTTGATAATCAGTATGCACTACGGTATCAATTAGCTGACACACATTAACATGACACTCTGATAGCACGCCTTTGTCTTGTAATTCTTTTGCTGTAATCTGTCCGATTACTGGGCCTAGGCTTGCGTGAATACTTTCAAACTCAAACTTCTCTTTAGGCACTGTTCCAGTTAGTCCCCAGCGAATAGGAGCATTGCGTAAGTTGCGTGTAAGCAAACTCTTTAGAACTTCTGCTTTGGCCTGGTGTACTTCGTCGACAATGACTGCGCTAACACCGTCAAGGAACTCTGCAAGTGATAACACTGCGCTTCCGTCCTTGTGCTTCTTGTCGAGAATATTTAAACTCTGCCAAGTGCAAATAGTGTGAGTCTTACCGAGATTCTTTCTGTCTCCGAAGTACACCCCAACATCGAGTCCACAGTTGATGTAGTCTTCTTCAGTTTGTTCAACAAGTGATTTGTTAGGAACAATAACAAGACTACGTCCATACGGTTCAACCATATGCGATAATGTTGCTGTAGTAATTGTCTTGCCTGCACCGGTAGCAATCTGTTGTAAGCTCTGTGGGTTAGCAAGGAAGTTATTAATTGCTTCTACTTGATAGTCACGCAACATGATAAGTTCACCTTCAGCAGGATGACCTTTAGGCCACCTAACATCTTGGTCAGCCCAATAGCGCTCTGTTACTGGTGTAAAGTTTAGTTTAACCGGATGTCTATTATCTTGAATGTCTACTATTTCGACATTATTTTTTGCAAGAATATCACAAACAACATCAAGATGATTGACGTAGCCTGTACCGCCAATGCCAAAGAAAGCAACTTTACCGTCCCATCGTCCCAGTTTATACTGGGGCATGTGTTTAGCATAAGGCACTTCAAATTTAAGAGCATTGGCGAGCTTTCTTCGTACATCTACTTCTAGTCCTTCTAGTTTGATGTTTACTTCATCTTCAATAATTAATCTACAACTTGCCATTAAAGTTTCTCTATCTTTTCGGTTGAGCCATATCTAGTGAATGGACTAACATCAGTGTCATAATGAATAACTAAATCTAATTCATTCAAGTATGCATCTATTTTAGTAGAACGTATACTGCCCATTAGTATTGCAGCCGCTGGGCGCCAATTAGATTTTAATAGTGTCTTTGACATTTTATTAACATTAGTATACACTATTTTGGAATTATTTGCAAGAGGATTATTAATATTATTATCTTTAATATATTGATTAAACTCTATGTTTTCCGGTGTGTCGTTTTCTTTTCTATACAACGTACACACATCTTCGTTGCCGAATATATTTCTAAAACTTTGATGTACTAATTGCAAGTTATCAAAATCTGTAAAATCATTTAGGCATATTAGTAACGGATATCTATTAAGTTCTAAAATAGATTCTGCTACACGATTAAATGTATGTTCATTACTATTAACTAGTACTTGCGAGCATGAACGTTTTACGATCTTTTGACTAAGTGATGTCAATTTGCTTACGCTACTATTCAAGTCAGCATCATCGAAGTGTTGAATTCCGAAGAGCTGACTTCTGTCTTTATACAATGCTAAGTTATCACTATCAGGCTCGCCAATAGAGGATATCATATAGTCAATTGCCTTGTCATGCAGATTTTTTAATTTAAGTCCGTATATACCAGGAACATAATCATTTTTATTATTATTCATTGTTTCTAATACACTATATCGTTTTAATAGTTCTGAATCAATTTCAAAACCTTTATCTTTTAATTCTGTTATTACTTTGTATAGATTTTTTTCACTAAACATAAAGTAATGTGTTTTTTCTACTTTGTCGTATAGTTTTCGATCTTCAATACAGGATAACGTTTCTATTACTGAAATTAATTTTTTATTAAATGTAAATCTTACAGCAATGTATGGATGATTATCTTTTTCGACAATCTTCATCCATCGTGCTCGATCTATATGTCTAATAGGAATACGTGTATGCTCAACTGCTTCAAATATAGGATATTCTAATGCAGTAAATTGTTCTGCATATGATAGTAGTTTTTCTTTCACGACATCATATTGTCTATCAGTTAGACCAACACCTCTATGCACTTGGCGTGCAATGCTATTAAGAATAGTAAAGTCACTGGGTTGCATAGTAAAACTTTGATTACCTGCAAGTCCAGTTAACAGTTCAAGATATGATTCAATTGTTTTCTCAGCCATACAAGTAGTATAACGTATTACAGCTGATCTGTCAAGCGTTTAAGTGGAATACCTTGTGAAATTTCTTCTATAGTCCATTCAGTGTGTGCATAGTCGTTTAGCCATTGTTGTCTATCTGGCATTAACGGATTTTCTATATCGTGTAGAAAGTCAATGTCATTACCTACATCATACGCTAACGAGCTGGTGCCCACAAACGCTGGAACTCCGTTGAGTATGCTGTGTATACCCGGATTGCTACTGTAGCTTACAGTAGCGTGTACGTTGTTAAAAGACATATCAAAGTCATCATATGTACCATTTAACTTTACAGGATTTTGTCTATATACATTTTTAAATTCTCGTTCAATGTGCATCAAAGGACATCGAGGATGTGGTCGAAATATTATAGCCCTATCTGAGAATCTTTGTATGCTTTCGATCGTCCGCATAACCCATTCCGACATACGTGGCATACCTTGCCACTGCAAGCTCTTGTCGTGTTGTCCGCATATAAGGATGGAGGAGCCTTCCGTTTGCCATGACTGGAGCGATAATCCCAAAGCATTAGCCCTACTGCTGTCGTTATTATTAGGGCCAAAATAAGCATCACGATTAATACCATTGAGTCCTACCTTCCATGTTGTGCCGCGGTTGATTCCGCCAACTTCTAATACAATTACTGGTTTCTTTTTGTTCTGTGCGTTCTTCCAAACAAGTTGGTTTTGAGCCATTCTTCCGTTAAACAGTACGCTCCAAATAACATCAACGTCGGAGTCATTGCTATTATCGTCAGTGCTAAAACCAAGGGCGCGACAACCCTCTCGAAAAGCATCAAAGACAGGTTTGCTATTAAGTGCGCCATATTGTGTCCATAAACTAAATTTCAT